GTACTGATTCTAATTGTTTCATGGCAATATCAATTGCTTGGCCATCACCTTCTTCAATAGCACTTAATAAAGCTTGTTGGCCTAGATTGAATTCCTCTTGGATTTGCATCCGAGCTTCTTCGTTATCGTATAATCGATTAGTACCAGTATTCAAACGATCTAATTGATCGCCCAACTTATTCATATCAAGCTGGTTAGAGAGTATAGAGTTTTGGCTCTTGATACTATCGGATAGTTGTACAAGGCTTTGTACTGAACCAGCTGCAGCAGTATCAGCAGCCATAGCTCGAGATGCTTCTAGTTCATTTGATTCTGATACAAGTGCATCAAGATTCTCTAATGCCGTAGCCATCTGTTTTTCAGTGGTCCTTGGATTAGAGAGACGATCAGCAACAGCTTCTAACGTAGCTTCTAATTTTTGAGTAGTAAGATCTTCAGATTTAAGTTTAAGTTCATTGATCTTATTTCCGGCAATAAGAAGTTGCTGCTGAGTTTTATTCGCAGTATTTTCGTCTTTAATATTCGCAGCAATGTCTTTTAAACTTTTAGTTTGCTGGTTTATAAATTTGCCTGATTCATCTCTTGCTGCCATGACTTAAATCCTATTTTTTCGTAGTGAATGCTTGAGCGCCAAAGAATGCGGCTACAATACCAGCAACAGCAATAAAATAAGTTGGTGCCATACTACCTAATGTAGCTTGCGCTTGGTCTAATCCGATCATTGCAGCCGCAACGACTGCAAATGGATACAACAATAAACCAAACAATGCAAACCAGGTCATATTACGTTGTGCATCACGCATAGCATCAGCATCTTCGAGTTCTTTACGTTTAAACTCAAGGAACATACGCTCTTCTTCTGCACTTACATGCCCATCCCCATTAGTATCTGCTGGATGGAATTTTTCTTCTTTCTTAATTTCTTCAGACATAAGTTACCTCATTTTTCGTCTAGCTTCTTCTTTTTTAAGTCTTTCGTTCTCTTCTTTAATATGATTCTGAAGAAGAGCAACATATATTTCCCGTTCCCACGGCACCATGTTATCCAACTCATGTAAGCTGTAATTATGATGCTGCATCATCGCGAAATTAGTCTTAAAATGATTGACTAGACTTTCGTGAGAGAGGCCTATGAAAAAAAACTTTGAAGGCCTTTCAGCTCAAGTTCATTTTTATGCTTACAACTTGCACATACAAATTCAATTGTCTCTGAGATAGCAGGAATTTCTTGTAAGAATTTTGCAACCTCTTGGAACTGTGCACTGTTTAAACTATCTAAGAAGTTTTCAAGGTTCTTAGTAGTTTCGTCTTTGCATGCATATACGTTATTATCATCAAAGATGTTTTCCATACATGCTAAAATTAATTTCATTACACCATCAATTTTCTTGGTATCGGCTTCGCTAATACCATTGAGATCAGCAACAGAAGGATACCGCATAGTAATACCTACGCTATCTGTGATGTTAATAACGTTACTCTGTTCTCCGATTCCTTTTACTTCAAGCTCATCAAGGTTAACCGATATATCATTTGCATGGTTACATTCAACACACTTCAATTTAATATCAGCTACCTCACCTACTGACTTAGCACGTAGCTTGAGGAATAAATATTCTAGGTCGAACATTGCTAACTTCTCAATATTAATATCGTCTAGAACACAAGCCTTGATAACATCCTTTACTGCTTTTGTGATCGCAATATTGTCTTTAGACTCTAATGCAATCATAAGGATTTTTTCTTCTTTGACCAAATATGGTCTATAATCTACTTCAACACCAGTCGATGGGATAGTCGTCGTATAACGAGAACTATTTACTAATGGTAATGCCATAATATTCTCCTAATAATATTAAATCAAAAATTAATTAATCCACCTGAAGCAGCACTAATAGCTGAACCTGTGGATGATAATGGTCCTTCCGGAACATATTTGTCATAAGCAAAAGTCACACTTACTTTTTGGACACCGTTTTCAGCAGTGTTATCCAAGTTGATTGCATTCATTGCAATCGGATAAGCATTTTCTAATTTAACTCCGTAAACCGGAATATTCTTTTGGTTGAGTTGTTGTATTACTACATCAACCGCATAGTCTTTTTTATAACCTGCACGATATAGATCTGCATCAAAAATACTTGAGATCCATTGGTCGAACATCTTTCTCATATAGTAATCATTCGTGAGTAGAAACGTCATTTCAACGTCACTATCAATATATGTATATGGAATCTTAATGCCTTGTTCAGATCCTTGATAATCAATAGTGCTTATAGATCTACCTGGTAGGGTTACCGATTCGCATAAGATCGAAATATCTCTAGGATCTGGTACAAGGTTACGAGGATCAAAGTTTCCAGATAGTGCACTGCTCAATGCACCTTCTGCCTGACCTGCCAGCGCGCCAACTAAGTTTTCTTTATTGGGATTTTGTAATAATGTACCTATAGCTGGTGGCGTAAAGAATACATTAAAGCGGTTAGTTGGAGCTAATCCACCCTTCTTAGTAATTACTGATTTTAAACTATCAACGGACATTGTTATCCTCCTGAATACTGTTTGCGAGAGTAACGCCAAACAGTCTCGGCCTTAACTTTCTTAAATTGTTCTGTCGGTAGGAATATTGCAATATCCCATTCGGTCATGGGTACACGTACCATCGTAGACTTAACTTGTGATGTTAAATAATGTTTGAAACACGGTTGAAACTCTTTAAACTTTTGTGCACTTTTTAACAGGTCATATCTTAATTTCAGCTTTGAGCTATCGTTGATGTTCTTAGGAGCAGTTGACATTAGTGCATCAAGAAACCTTGCTCGTACTACTGGAGAAAGGTAGTGTAAGTTTAATCCGTAGAATCCGCCTTTAGCAGGTTCAAGAACAATAACCAATGGAAATCTATCATAGTATGGTAATGTAGCTTTATGTTTTGGATCATAAAAGTACATGTACATATTACCAGCTACGCTGTTACTTGATTTATCTAATGCGGTATCTTTCAATAACGCACGTGCATTTACATCCCCAAGATCTTTTACCTTCTTGCGGAACCAGTTTTGCGCTTCTTTAGTACGAGGAGTAATCCCAGCTCTAAATGCTTGCGCTTGTAATTTGTCGAATAAAGAATCAGCCATACAGTTATTTATACTATCCTTTCAGCAGTTTAATGCCTTTGTTTTTTAAAATATCTTCATGCCATATTTCGAATCTCCAGCCTCGAGCTTCGGCGTAACGTATTGCGGCATTCCATTTATCGGTGTTCTTAATGTATGTAGTTACTTCATCAATATACCGTTTAGTTTTGCGTTTAGGTTGTTTCGGTGGCATAGTTTCTTTTTTGGGTTTAATCTCAACTATGACAGTGTCACCATTATTCCATTCGATATATAAGTCAACATAATAACGATGAACTCTTTTGTCCACCTGCCATTTATATTGAATTATAACCTCTTCAGAACTCCAACGAACAACGTTAGGATTTGCATCTAACCAACGAAATGCATTACGTTCCCATAAAGACCGGTATTTGATTTTGGTATAGTCCCCACAATATTTTTCTTTTCGCTTTGGGGTAAATTTACCAGAGTAAGCCATATAAATACTTCTATAGAATGTTTAATTTATACTATTTATAGGCACATTAATAATGGCAATCATTACATACCCATTGGGACTACGAGAAAAAGCTAATGGTTCATTTCCTCACGTAGGATTTACACTATCAGACCAATCGAACCAACAGTTTGATCGCATTCACCTGTACGTTCCATCTGGATTCTCTATTCCCGATGCTGCATCATATAACACCGTAGACCTTGGAGTTGTAGGTGGAACTGGCGAGGGTGATGTTACTGAAGCTGATAGCGCTGCACAGTCTGCTAAAATCGGATCAAACTTTGGTGGCATATTTGGGGAACTTAGTCAAGCTCAAGCTATTGGCAAGGGCGTTGCGGTCAACCCTAATACTAACCTTGCATTTGGTGGTACTCAAGTTCGTAGCTTTAACTTCTCATTTAAAATGGTATCACAATCTTCTGATGAAGCCAATGTAGCCAGAAAAATAGAACAATTATTTAGAAAGTACATGTATCCTGAACTAGCTGGTAAGATTGCTATTAAGTATCCACCACAATTCCAGATTACATTTTATAATGGCAAGGAAGTAAACAAATTCATGCCTAAAATTCTGCCATGTTATCTTATGTCAGTAACAGCTACATATAATTCGAGTAGCAACTCATTCCATAAAGATGGTTCTCCTGTCGAAGTTGATCTTAACTTGGCATTCCAAGAAACAAAAGCTCTTACTCGAGGTGATCTATTTGATCTTGATGATACCGCATCTGATTCTGAACTATATTATAGAGAAGATAA